TCTTACTCTCATCATATTTACCCTTTTCAAGTTCAGGGTGATATTTGAATATTATCTCGTATCCCATTAGATTAACCCCCAACTTCTAAAGTCACCAAATTCTCCATCGTATTCAAAACTATGATAGTCGTGTTTGGCCATCATGCCCTTACACAAATTATCTCTAGCGTCCACGAATTTTTTAGTAAATCTCAACATACGCATGAAGTTCTTCAATTCCTTTTTCTGTAAAGAAATTCCCATATGTTCCATAATTTCATCATCAGTGATTTTAGGAAGGACAGGATCAATCATTGCAGACCGTTTATCATCATCGGCAAACATCATCTTATGACGATGGTGGAAAAGCTGTTTAAGCATACCATCAATAACATCTTCACCATAAAACCCTATAGTTATGCCCCGACTGGATCGATCTACAACCTCTTTACAATAACGATCCTCTGGGTCTAGGTGTTGATCACCCATCTCAGCTTCCCATATCTTTTCAAAAGCTTCCTTCGCTTCCTTTTCTTCATAGGCATCTGCCTTCTTTTCCCAATAACTAGCCATTATTACCCTCCAATTCTTCCTGACTAGAAGAGTAATCCTCCAACTCAATTTTTCCATAAAACATTTGATCGGGCATTGCCTTACCATATCGAGTCATAATACGATAATCCCAATGACTATCTGTAGCTCCACCGGGATTAAAAAATACGGGCGTATATGGACAATAGAAATACCCAGATGTATATGCGTCACCTTTGAACCCTATTAGAATTCTATCATCTGGCCACATGGGGTTGTCATACACATCCCATTTATTTGCTAATTTTCCAGCATATGTTGGCAATGGCCTGACACTCTCGGTAACTTCCGGCTTTTTCTTCTCTACTAATGAATAGGCAATATCTGTAGAAGTGACTATCCAATTCGGGGAGAACCCACATCTATTATTAACTCTAGCTGCGGCTATGCGAATATAATCTTCCAGATGCTCCCTAGAGCGATAGGTATGCTCAAACTTACTTCCGGCATTGGCCCACAAATCACCCGTTATTTCCCTGTTCATTTCCCACATTAACTCATTGGCACATAGGGCGACTAATTTTGCCTCATTATCAAGAGTGAATAGTTCTCCGCCCTGTAATGGCGGTATGGGAACCGCAGTTGATCGAGTCTTAGCTCTCACTGCACTAGCTTTAAGATTCCCATATTTATCTCTGTAATAGAATGAGTGCTCTGGTGCCATCATAGTCTGCACAGACACTAACTTAAATCCCAAGAATGTCTTTGGATTATACATCCTTCTGACTAACGGGATACTGATTCGTCTAAATTGAGGATAATAACCAGTTATATTCTTATCCTCTGGATTATCCCTCGCCTCTACCTCTAGTTCATTGTCTATTCTTTGATTCTCAAGAACTAATGCCATTTGTTCTTGTTCAAATTCATTTTCTATACCGGCCAATAAGCCAGTTGTTTTCCAGTTTTTTACAATCTCCTTCTTTCGATTGAGAAACTTTTGTAATTCATCCATATGTCCTTCCTATTTTTCTATAAGTCCCACCCCATATCGGCTTTTAACTTTTACAGGCTCACACTTATGAACCTTGCAAAAATCATAAAAAATTTCACGGGCGGGCTGGTGCTTATCAATATAGTCCATAACCACCAATCCACCTAAACTTATATGAGGCCAAATTAAATCTAAAAGCAAACGATGTTCTTCATAAGACACTTCTTCATTAATGACGGCCAAGTCCCATGTATTTGCCCGAAGTAATCCCAAGAAAGAATCATCTGTCACATTACCCACGTATACATGAATCTTTTTATGAAAATGATCCATGACATTCTTAGTTCCTAAGCGTGGGGAATAAAACTCTTCGTCCTTGTGTTGGAAGGCTAGAAAATTATCTACTGTATGGCAACCTCTGAAAAAACAGCTAGAAAATAGACCCAACCGAAAACCAAAATCCAGCATAGTCTTTGGCTGTATATGTTTGCCTAAATAGTAATAGAACGGAATATAGCGATGATCTACATACGGCGCAGATTTGCGAGAATCTTCATCAATTACTCTGCATGTTGAAAGTAACGTAGATGCGCTAATGGTCTGACGGTCAAGCTCTTTGTCGAGCGTGGCCCCTAATGTTTTTACGTCCAATTTACTAACCCTTCTAAAATAAAAGTCTCGCCCCTAACGCCCATTTGTTGACGGAAGAGGACTTGAGGCGAGAGTATTCAACCAGTTTCCTGGGTAATACACACCTGTTTATAGTCCAGTGTTATCTATGCAAGATTATTAATTTTTTCGCATTCTGGCTTGAGAGGACGCCATGTACAACGATTTTCCCAGGCACTTCCTTGAGATGCTGTTAATCGCATGGTTATAGTTGTTTCATTTGTACGATGATAAGTGCGACCGTCTGAACCGATTCTTTCCCGAGGGATTGGCTTTCCATCGCCTGCATAAAAAAATTCAATGATCGGTGGCACGCTGGTATCAATACAGTCCTCGTATTCACGGCCATCTTTGCCTTTGCACATTAGGTGTTTACAACCATCTTTATCTACGTATGCTTTAGTTTCTTGCATTTACCCACTCCTTAATCTGACATGCCAAATCTGCCAGGGAGTACACCACTTTAAGGCCCGGACGCTCTAAAGATAATTGAATTTCAACGTCCAGTCGCCGGGGATAATTGGCGTCCACGCCAACAAATATTGGCTTTGGCTCTACGTCAATTTTCAAAGAATCATTAGCAAACGGCTTAATGGCCGGTTTGTGCGGAGTAGACCATCTTCCAAGTTCAAAAAGTGTAATTGGTTGAATAGTATCTTTAGTAAACCAAAAACTTATAGCATCCGCCAATTTCAAGTGTTTCCACTCCCATCCAATTTGATCCACTGCTGCACTGGGATCGTTAATTGGAAAATCGGCACGACGAGGATTAAACAATATCAAATTGATAACGTCTTCTAACTTAGATCGCATTTCTGCTTGCCAATCTTCACATCCATTAATACCTCCAGCTAAAAATAACCACTTTTCATGAGGGCTCTTACTCAACCGGGTATCTAACGCTTCTACATATTGCATGTCATTCTCCAATTTTTATATAAAAAAAGAGGTATCTATAAAAACAATTTATAGCACCTCTTTGCAGGTATTCGGGATTTTATCCCTATCGGATTTCCGCTCAAGTTGTGACACTAAGTATCATTCAACTTCCATGCAAGCGTCTTTCCTATTGCAAGGGGCTAATGGCTCATCCGCATGGGCAGTACCATTTTAGCCTAATCTTACAATTTGAAGATTGAACCTTACCTGCTACTGTATTTACTCCTTTAATTTCAAAAATTACGAAAGATCTGCCGCCTTCACAATTTGATCTATAGCTTCGCCCATTTCCATGTCCGCAGCCTGCTTAATTCTGAAATTGGTTTTATCCATTTCCTTACGAAGCATATAGCCAAAATTAATAGCGGACTCATGGGCTTTGTCCATAGCTCGAATAAACTGCTTGAGTTTGCCAACTGTTCGCTTAGCCTTAATGCTGGCATTTTTTGCATTCTCAACCTCCGTGTCTGTTTTCGACTTAGACTCTGCTAGTTTCTCCGTACAGCCGCTCTCTTTGTGAAAAGCAAACTTCTTGGAATACTCCTGGTCGTACTTCGTCTCAAACCATTGCAAATAACTTTCGGCATCTGCAAGCTTTTGACCATAATAGTTATACCAACTAGCCGCTTCCATTAAGAACTTGTTCAAAGTAGCATCATCAAATTTCAAATGGTCTGGATTTAGAACAACCTTATCTTTCCCGACCGCTACAGAATCTTCTAATAGTTCAGACATAAATTACCTCCACTGATTTTAATTATAACACTTATTCAACTGGTTTCACAATATTATCCACCTCTGACGAGTAATCGCTAGCGGCCAATGATGCCAACGGATTCTTCGAACCTTTTTTCTTTTCGCCATAAGCCTTAGACCGTGCATACATTTGTTTGGCTTCCAATTCCTGTCGAGTCTTGTCAGCACTCGTCACTTCCTTCTTCTGTTCGGCCGCTCTTCTCCGTTGCTCATACACAGCTTTACTAATTTCAGTAATTGCCAATGTTTCTTGATTAATCTCAACATACACCATAAATCGACTCTTGCCATGTCGATGTTTAATTACCCACACTCGACCAATACCAGCATCCTTTTCAATCTGCATCTGATTAATAGACCAAAAAGCGTCCAACGGCTTTTGCTGACCATAAGCATCACCAAGGTTTTCATCATCAATAACTTCGCCCAACTTAATGACTTCCTTGGCGGTTTTGTTAGGTTGCATGGCAACCATCATACAAATACTTTCTTCTACTGCAAATCTTCTCAAATCACGAACAATACGATATCTGGAATCCCACGTGGGTATATTGGGGTAATCTTTCATTTCACCAATATAATCCACAATTACCAAATCCGGTTTGAACCCTCTTAAAACAATTTGCGAGAAATATGCTCTGAAATCACTTACGCCCATCTCTCCTGGCGGAAACTGCTTAATGATCAATCGCATCTTATCGTCATAATCTTCTACATACTCCCGCAACGATTGAATAACAACATCCTTCTTCCCCAACAAATTATTGATGGAAACCCCAAACTCCTTCCCTGGATCGGCCAACTGGGCGTCAAATCGCTCTGCTACTGCATCCTGGTCAATTTCCAATGAAACATAAAGCACTTTCTTGCCTTTGTTCATATTGGCTACCGCAGCACGTACTAAAGCAAGCGATTTGCCAGCACCAGATAGCCCAATCCACGAAGCCATCTCCCCACGCTTTAGACCACCACACATCAAAGCGGTATCTATCGTGTGTAACCCACAAGTAAAGAATTCCCCCTTCTCCAACTCTTCAGCCATACGAGCGTATCGTTCTTCAGCCGAAGCAAAATAGTCCAACCCCATTCCAAAGTCACGATCCAAAGTCATAGCATCTCGTAACGTGCTATACACAAAATCCCAAGTGGATTCCTCTTCAGGGGCAGAATTGAGCTTTTCCCGACAACGATAAAATGCTGTTTTAACAGCTTGCTTTTTAGCAAAATTTGTAATCTTGTCGGTAAGATAATCCCTAGAATCGAGACCAGGATGAAAATGATCATATACAACATTCAACTCCGAACGATAATGATATTTCACTTCGGCCTTCTTATTAGCTATCTCCTCTTCCATTTCCTGCGCAATATGAATTTTTTGAGGCAGGATCTTATATTTTGAAAAATGTTTGAACAAAATTCGTGCTATCAGTTGGTGAACCTCATTTGTAAAATAATACGGTTGCACCATATCACAGCTTTGGATGAGGAAGTGACGATCCTTCAGCAACATTGCCAAAATCTCTCGCTGTAACTCCTCATCCCACTTAAATTGATCACTTGTGCCCGCATCCGGGTCTTCAAACTTACTCAGTTGTTCTCGCTCTTCCGCTGTCATTTCTTGTGTCATACTCTTTTCCTCCATTGGACTCTCCATACCTACTCATATGAATTTAATTTTTTTGCATCTTGCTCGATATTAACCAAAAGCGCCATATTAGTCAAGATGTAAATGAAAAGATCTCCCGGCGTTACAAACGCCGGGAGATCTTCAGAGAAAACAGAACTAGATAGATTCTAGTTTATGTTAGCTAAGTAATCAAATTCTGATAATGAGACCTGTCCTGTAGTAATCGACTTACTTCTGGTAATTTTCTTACCCAAAGCTTTCGTATTATTCCACGTAATAGCCTTGCAATAGGTCTTAAACTTCGTATCCATTTGCAATGGAGCTTGCTTGGATGGTCTGTGTCGGCTAGGAACAATTGCCTTTAATAACTTGGATAATAACTGTTCTTGATATGGACCAAACTTCTGTTTATTAGCCCCATGTCGTGTTTTATTTTTCCATAAATCACAAAGGCCGTCCACCATATATTTTAAGAATTTGTCAGAAACATACTTTCTGCACAACCTAAGACAAGATTCAACATAGACCTGTCTCTTGTAATACGATCCTGCCGTTAACAAAGATATGCGTATATCCTGAGCAAAATCTTCTTGGCTGTTGATATGGTTGTTTCTAGAATTCTTTTTAATCAACTGCCAACTTTGATACTGACATAGAGAGCCGAATTGTTTATCTAATGTTAGATATTCTTCTTCCGTAATCGGAAATGACGCAAAGATACTTTCCATAATCCTCCTAAATTGAGTTTAATGTGCCAAGAGCTTCGCCACGACTGCCGGAAACTTTCAATTTCAAGCCGGAATATAAAGATTCATTTGCTTCTAAAGTTTGAATGGCCATTTCTGCAACTTTGGTGTTACTCTTATGAGTTACTATACCATATCCGTCGTGAACATGAAAAACTATTTCCGCATGACCTTGAAGTGTGTCGTGTAATCTAATGAGTTTGTGCAAACAAATAATTGAGGCTGGAGCCTGCACCACAAAATTTCTGATCTTATATTGTTGCTCATTAAATCTTCGTCGTCGTCCAAAATAATCCGTTGCAAAGTTGTTTGCATCAAATGTATCTTGTTGTTCTTGAATCCAAGACATGGCTACAGGGAAATTATTGTATATTCCCCGTACCAACCGTTCCCCGGCTGATTCGCTTATCCCTAATCTTTCGGCTACTGATTTTGATCCTTGACCGTATATGACCGGTAAGAACACAGCCTTGCACACCGCACGCTTCTTGGCGTCGTCGCATTGTATAGTAGTGATCTTGTCTAAAATATTTTTATAAACATCCCCCTCAGAATATAAAATCTCACGTAAAGCCGGATCTTTAGAAAGCCATTGAAGCACCGAAACTTCCATATGTTTATAATCAAACAACAGAAAAACCTTGTCGTAGCCAACCGGCCGCAGGTGGGATTTAGCTACCTCATCCAAACTATGTGGATTGAAAGAGTGGCTAAACGCCTTCAAACACTTCATACGACCATTAACTTGACCCTCAAGCTCATAGCATGGATAGACAGGATATCTTGCTTCAGTATCATTAAATCCAAGAGTTTCAATCTCTGGAACCACTCTTGTGAGTAGAGGAATGTAAATTTCTTGATATATCTTACCTATTCTGTCCCACATGGCTGATTTAGTAATCGTGCTAAATCGAGCGGCTGCCTCCTTGTAACTTTTTGGACATTCTGTTTGTTCCCCTGAAAATGCTTCAATAATCTTCAAATCGATCAAGGGTCCATTTGTCTCCCAATTAGTATTGGTCCTAAATCGTACATAACTTAAAAACCCTTTGATGTTCCAAGCAAGTGTAACAATCCTTTTTTGATAAATTTCAGCTTTCAATCCTGCGATCAGTTCAATGCATTCTTTTTTGTCTTCTGGTAATGGGAATTCAAACTTCAATCCCTTTACCATCAAAATCAACTTTCCAGGTCGTCTAGGATCAGTAAAGTCCAAAATGTCTGGTTCTGTGGTAATGAAGATATTTTGTCCAACTACCTTGTCCAAAGCTTCTATTACTTCCGTACTAATCATTCTGACATTCCAATCGTACTGTAATTGCGCACCGGTTTCCCTTAACTCTGGGGATATACTTATGAATTAAGTCTTATTCCAGGTCTATAATGCAAGCCGCATATATCTTATACTCACTTTTTACTTTCGCATCCCATCGTTTGGGGACCACGACGTAACCGTTTCACGAAGGATAGATTTTTATAAAGGAACATACCTTACCTTCACCGTTGCGTGGAAACTACTGATTGCAGGCTCCCCTGGGAACCAGTAGAAGTGATTTCGACTATTGCCAGGATTCCCCTCTGGTGAGGAATCCCTGATGACTGTGCTTTTGGTAAGTAGATCGCATTAAGCATCACTCCTGCAATCCAGCCCGTTGACTTTCGTTTGCTCCACACGGAGACTGGTAAGTTGTTTTTCGTGTAATTCGTTCTGCGCAATTTTAGTGCCAATTGACATCCAAATCAATAGATATTTCCAAAGATTTCCATTTCTGCTATGATAGCGTTGTTAAGAACGAATTTCTTTCAAGGAAAATTTTCATGTGGGATCTCGAAGACATCCTTCATTATAGCATGAATGAAGATGAAGCAAAAAGCTACAAAATTTCCTTGCTCTGGATGGAGTTGGCTCATCATGAATTTCCAGATTATGAGCATACCAAGTTAAGAAAAAAGGGCGACCCTCGTAAGTCTATTTTATTCAAATATTGCTATAAATTAGTGCAAGAAACAAGAGGAATTATAGCAGATCATGAATATAGACTGTATATTCTGGCACAACTTCAAATTCTTAAATATCTTGCTGTCACTAAAGAGCATGCGTTGATCGATCCTATTATTCTCATTGGAGATAAGGCGTGGAAACGATGGCAAGTATGGAGATCCAAGTACGCTAAGAGGAAGCGTGAAACGGTCACTCTGGTAGAGCCAGTAACGGTTACCGCTCCTAACACTACAGTTGTTAAAGACTTGCGACACACAAAAGATCATTTTATAAAAAAATTCGGCGGCTGTCCAAATTTTTCGCAGGTTGAGCAAGCTCTCAAAGATCATACAATGGTTCGCTGGGTTACTATGGATCGTGTGTCCCCATATTATATTCTATTGTCGCCTTGGGTAGCAAGATGTATGGACGGTCGAACATTTGTAGAAGTTTTTATGTTCGATTTGGTTGTTTATGAAAATTCAATCACTCAACCGGTGCGTGAATTCTTTAAGCAAGAATTTGCTTATGAGTATGTTTAACGGCAGCAGCACTTTCCACAGCATTTTGTAGTTTTGCTTTTATCAACAATGTGGCTGTTGTCTTTCTTTGGCTTCTTGAATTGCTGAACGTATTTTTTGACATTAGAATCACTCATCTTCTGCCTCTCTTCCTTCTTGGAGGCGGAAGATCTTCCATCCCTGGTAATCCTGGAACACGTGCCATAATTTTCTTTTCTCGTTCCACTCGATCTCTTTCCTCTGCGCCTTTTCTACCACCAGTCTCTAATCTTCTTCTGTTTACATAACGAACGAAATCTGGATCTATCTCACGTTCTCCACTATCTTTACCAAAGTAATGTACGTTTCCTGGCTTGTCGGCTAATCCAATGCTCTTTTCCAATGGCTCTCTTGTTCCGTCTGGCTTTACAAGAGTTGCAAAAGGAATTGAAGAAGCCGCATATCCTCCAGGCTCTCCATGTTTGTACATTCCCACATGCTGCTTGAACATGGTATCGGGGTCTAACTGTAGATGCGTTGCGCTTCCAGCTTCACCCCTACCTGTCATCAATGGTATTAAAATTTTTCTAGCGTCCTCGTTATCTCCAGTATCCATTCTACCTGCTGGAAGAATTTTAGGGATTTGTATGGTTGATAATTTTTTGTATAAAGGATCGCTCATATCGGCGGCGGCACCCATCGGTGTATACGCTCCTCTGCCATGCTCTGATATGTATCGATAGAAGTTTTCTACGAAATCAACCCATACATTCCATAATTGTTCAGTGCCTACGCCTCTTCCTTTTAGCTTCTCAAGCGTGCTAACATAAGCATCAACACCCCGAGGAACTTCTGGTTTTTCTAATTGAGCTTTAGTTACTTGCCATTTCTTATTTGCTTTTTCTTTTTCTAAAGTGTCTGTAGAAAACCCTAATTCACCGGCCATGTCTGGGAAAACCGTGCTGTATATGTCAATGTTATGTGTATCAATGCAACCGGCACGACCGAATAGAAGTTGCGCAATAAATCCAGCCTTAACAGGTTGTACTCCAGTGAATTTACAAAGTCTAGCTATAATGTCTCTGTCTGTGCCACGTGCGGCCAAAGCCATTAACTCTTGGAATAGGTTTTCTTTATTACTCCAAATTTCAGCAATGGTTCTTAGTTTCCATCCACTAATAGTGTGTCCAAGAGAATGATATTTATCATCATATACCCGTACCAAATCTTTTAACTGTGCTTCTGTTACATCATGTGGATGTACATGTTTTAATAACAACATCAACACGTAGAAGTTATCCCAGTGTTTAGGAAACGGAGTATTAGCAGACAATGGAGAAAACATCATTGTTTGAGCAAAGTTTTCTGGACTGCTATGTGCAAATTTTTGAATTTTCTTAATGTGTTTAGCGTAGCTGCTTAATGGCGTTATTTCACAAGAGTCTTTATCGTCATCGTCATCAAATGGTGCCATACCCTTAGCCGCATCTGGATCAAATTTTGGAACTTCAATCCTACCGTTTGCTTTTCTCTCATCTGGAGGAGGTAGAGATTTTAATTCTGGAGATAGATTCATCAACATACGCTGCCAATCTTGTTTCTTTACTTTTTTTGCTTCGTTCAAATGACACATTCCAAGCACAAGATCGGCCAATAAATAACCGTCACACCCTTCTTCAGTTATAATCCAGTTCTTAAATTCCATAATGTATCTATTGCTTTTCCCTAGTTAAATTACTAACTTTTACAGATACGCTATCTCTTTTAGGCTCAAAGATAATGCTTGTTCCGGCCGAGCTACCGCCAGAAACTTTGTAGGTTAATTTAACATATGTCGAATTACTTGTGACGCTTACACTTGCTTCATCTTTTGGTGAAATGCTTAATCCACGTATGTTAAAATCACGTCTTAGACTTGGTGACCAATCTGCCCCGCCTGACGCACTGCTGGCATAATGTCTGACTGCTAGAGCCACGGGATGGCTTTCACCTTTCTTACCAGCTATTAGCCAACTAAGAATTTCTGTAAATTTACGTGGATTGTTTGTTAATTTATCTTCTGCCACTTTGGCTAACATCGGTATAATGGCTTGTCGATAATCTGTAGCTGCGGTTGCATCATTAGAATCGGCCATAATTGCAGAGAGTTCATCTGTAAACTTTCGAACGTTTGCTCCGCCCAATAATTTATAAGCTTTAGCAGATTGCAAGTCGGCCATTACCACACGGCCTTCGCTTGTTAACTTAATGTTCCATCCTAATTCACCTTGTTCTCCATCAATTGCACCACTGCACATTAATACGAGATCAGATGGTGTCTGTCGTCCTCCGGTTGAACTCCAATCACCTTCTCCGCCTGTAAACAACATGTGATCTGGAGTGCATTTTAATAATTGCTTACTTCTTACAAAGATTCTATCCGCTATGTCTTTTGCATGACTTTGAATCATTAAAAATATCTGATCGGCCTGCTTTTCAGATCCAAGATTTTCCTTGATCTGCGTCATGAACTTATCTCTGTTTTCATCTATTTGAGTTCCATTATTGGCCTGTCCCATTTCCTCATCATCTCTGTTTTTAACACCATGTTGATGTTCTAGACACAAATAGATTTCTATCTCAAATAAGAAACCCATTAAACGGGCTATTTTCCTTACCTTGCTCTTAATGATTCGTTCAAACGCATTCCATTGAGATTGTTTCCAATCTGGCGCACCGACTTGTTTTAAGGCTTTACTGGCACCGCTCCATTTAGAAGTTCCTAATCCGGCATATGGTAATAGTTTTTGAACCTGCTCATCTTCAGAAATCATTGAGCCATCATGCTTAGTATGTGCATCCAATGCCATTTGCGGTTTTTGCTGTGTAATATCTTGCGGCCTTTGCATTGATATGGACTGTACGATAAACGATTGATAGTCTGTAGGGAAGTGAAAGTTTATTCTTCCTTGTTCTACACGCATATTTGCAAAAATATATCGTTGTATCTTTCCAAAGAAATCTTCTGGATTAAAGTCTTCTTCTTGATCGATCCATTCTTTGAATGTAATTCTTTGGAACATGTTGAGTGGACGATATGGATCTTGTACTAATTTTTCAATTTCTCGTTTGGTATCTGGTTCCAAAATCTTTTTCCAAGCATCGCCACGGGCATGGCGTGTGTATCCCTTAAAGACATCTCTCAGGGCTTTGGCTATATCAACTACTGCTTGTTTTTTACTACTATCTTGCCTTGGCATATTTAGAACCAATGTAACGTTGTGGCGATTGCTTCAGACATTTCTTCTTTAGTCTGTGTTGGACAGAAATATACATCTATTTCTGATGGACGGATTACCCAGTTCCTTCCTTCTCTTTGATTGGCAACATCGTAGTTCATAACCCTTAACAATCCCTTTTTAGTATCAAACACAATATGTGTTTGATTTTCTTTCACTACCCATCCGTCTCTTGATAGTTGACCGTGACCTCTAAGGGTAAACCTAATGACATAATCATTTTCATCTATCTTTCTTACGCCTTCATATACAAATATATCTTTTGCCGTCCGTCGCAGCTTTCCAGCCATGTTAGCTACAAGACTTTCGATTTCTGGATAATCCCGTTTCGCTGAATCGGTTGGCTGTTCATCAATGACTTTTATTTCATCAAACAGTTCTTGAACAATTGTTTCTTCTTTGTCACCTATTCCAGATTGATCTACTTGATATATTTTTTTAGTAATCCACTGGGGATTGCCTTCTAGGTCTAATGTCTGACGATCAATGAAAAAATTAAGTCCTGTGCCAACTCTTAGCCTAATGGCACCCTGGTCATCTCCCCATTGTGCTTCATTTACGAAATTAGCCGTACCCTGCCTTGTGGGTAGGTGATACTCCGCTAACGTATTAATAATGCTTTCAACATTCAGTTGATGTATTGGCCATTCAGAGTTTTTGTCCTTTTTTTGTGGACGTACATCTCTATCAAATCCGAACACATCTCGGAATTCACGGAACAACCAGTCTTGAAATTTTAAGTATGCCATATCTCTTGTATTTAGGCATCAGATCGTTTATAATTGCAGACAACAATTAACCAGGAGACCCCATGATAAAAACACTCCCATTCAGACATGTCATTTGTGCGAGTCAATTCACAAGGGAGATTATTGACGACATTTTGTTACGGGCTAAAACTTTTCAAAATAATTCAAGTTCTGGGTTTTTATCAAAACGGCAAAAAGGCATGGTTATGGCCACATATTTTGCCGAACCATCCACCCGCACTAGGCTGTCTTTTGAATCAGCTATGCAGCGGTTAGGAGGTAAAATCATCTCTATCGAGAACGGATCTCTTTCTTCTTCCGAAGTAAAAGGGGAGCTTCTTGAGGATACCGTAAAAACCATTTCACAGTATGCTGATGTAATTGTTATTCGCCATCCACGTGATGGTGCTGCCCAAATTGCATCTGAATCATCCGATGTTCCAATTATTAATGCTGGCGATGGCGATGGAGAACATCCAACGCAAGCTCTTTTGGACTTGTACACAATTCAACGAGAACGTGGTACAATAGATGGGGCCAACATTATATTTTTTGGCGACACCACTAAAGCACGCACCGTAAAATCGCTTACAGCCATGCTGAAGAATTTTAAGGACGTGATTGTGGATATTATCGATCCATATGCTGGTACAATTAATAATTGGGAGCATTTGCTTAATGAAAAATTGCCAGCGGCCGACGTAGTGTACATTACAAGATTACAACGAGAGCGATGGACACCAGGGTTCGTAAATTTACAAAAAGTGTGTTTTGGTCAAGAACAATTGAATCTTATGAAACAAAACGCTATGGTTTTACATCCTTTGCCAAGAACCAATGAATTAGATCACAGAATTGATTCTGATCCAAGAGCAGCCTATTGGAAGCAGGTAAAGAATGGCATGTTTTTGCGAATGGCTCTTATTAGTATGATGCAATTTGATACACCTAGCGATATATAATGACATCGAAGGAGTATCATGAAACATTTTATAATTTGGTTAGAAGATAGACAAGCAAATGAAATTCGGGACGCCGTAATATCGAAGTTGCGATCCGACATGGGAATCGATGACGATGATGAAATTACTCAAATGAAAACGGCTGATTTGAGTAGTGATGCTCAAGAAGAAATCTTGAAGATCGGATCGGTGATGGATAAGATAGATCCAACACAAGCCGATGCTATTAAAGACTTTATGAGTAAATCAGACACAACAGTAGGCACTTTAATTGATAGGATAAACAGTTCTAAACCAAATGCTCCAATGGCCGAACCTCCCGATAGTAATCCGGCCATTCAACCTCAACAATCACAGAACTTAGGTCAGGGAATATAGAAATTGATAACTCAAACACTATAATACTTATATGGTTTTATAGGAGGGTTATCGTGGCTATAAAAGTAATAATAAAAATTACCAAGGATTGGCTGGAGAGCGAGTACATTACTAAAGACAGAAGTATGCAAGATATCGCATTGGAAGTAGGTTGTGCTTATTCTTCTATTAATAGATATGTCAAATTATTTGGCATACATCCAAAAACTAATGGACAGCATAAAAAGGTAGCTGTACAGGGTATTCCATTTGGCAATTGGACGCCAATTAAAGAAGTTGCTCCTGCAAAATCCGGCCATACCAAATGGTTATGTGAATGCAAATGCGGTCAGCAATTAGAAATAGAACACAACGCATTGGCAAGTGGTAAAAGGATACAATGTATAGCGTGCGGTGGCAAAGCAAGACGTGTTAAGGATAGATTGTCAAATGTCTTTTGGAAGCAAATCAGAAGTGGCGCAGCCAATAGGGGATGGGAGTTCGACATAATACCAAAGCAGGCTTATGATTTATTGTTAAAGCAAGAATTCAAATGTGCCTTAACAGGAATTTCTATATGCATTGCAGATACCGTGACTGAACACAATCATGGGAAAACCACTGCGTCATTAGACCGCATTCAATCTAATGTAGGTTACTGTGTTGAAAACATACAGTGGGTACACAAGCACGTAAATCGGATTAAATATACATGGTCTAATGATGAATTCATTGGCTTTTGTACTTTGATAGCGGATTATCATCCGTCGCATCATGATATTGCAGAGGAAACAAATGTAATCAAAACCGCAAATTGGAATTTGATTAGGATGACAGCAAGGCAAAGAGGGTGGGAATATGACTTAGACATGGATTGGGCATGGCAGTTATATTTATCACAAGGCAAAAGATGTGCCCTTTCAGGATTGGAATTATCATTTCCTAAAAGTGTATACTCCTATCAAAAGACAAGAGATGGCAACGCTTCGCTGGATAGAATAGATAGTTCTAAGGGATACGTAAAAGGAAATGTGCAATGGGTCACAAGATTGATCAATAAAATGAAATCATGTTTCTCAGATGATGAGTTCAAGAGGATTTGTACATTAGTTATGGATTATAATCATGATAAAAAAATTTAGTCAGTGGGTAGAAAACAAACAACAAGAAAAGATATTCATTATACTTCGTGGGCCTCCGGGGTCTGGAAAATCAACGAAGATCAATGCATTGCTTGCTCAATACGGAGGAGATTACGATCATGTATTTTCGACCGATAATTATTTTATCCCTGTATCACAACAAAAGAAGCGACGTGGTGAGCAGATTTCTACTAGTGATGAATATCAAGAGTATCGATCAAACTGGAAGGCAGAGAAATTAGGTGCTGCTCACGCACATAATTTTCAAGAGTTTCAATATGCCGTAGATCTTGGTGTTACGCCATTAGTATTAGATAATACCTGTATTGTTTCCAGAGATTTTCGTCACTACGTCGAGTATGCTGATAAAGCAGGTTATACGGTTAAAATTGAAGAACCTGATTCTCCTTGGTGGAATGAATATCGCCCATATTTAGCTGATAAAAAGCTTGATCCAAAAAAGCTAGAAGAATTTGCTAAAATACTCGCCAAACGTAACACGCATGGCGTTCCGTTGGACACTATTCAGAAAATGATCACACGTTGGCAGGATAAGATTGATGTGGATGAACTTTTAGGAAAAAAGCCTAAACAATAAAACTACATCGCCAATCAATAGTGCTATCATTATTAAGAACCAAGGTATAGCAACCACCAATGGTTTGTATCCAGCTTTTGGACTGTCCCACATCATTGCCAACATTGGTGTTACCGACACCATGATGAATAATACGGATGTGATCATTAATATAATCCCTAATACCCCAAAGATAGTCATCATTTAATTATCCTCCAAAATTCACACACCAATAAACTGTACCATCAGCAGCAACGGCAATTCCAAATCCAACATGAGTGAAATTTCTATTCAATATATTTGCTCGGTGACCACTAGAATTTATCCAACTTCGTAGAACCTCGGCTTCGGTACGTTGGCCACAGGCAATATTTTCACCACCCGTTCTCCACGTTCTCATTATTTTGTTTAGAGATTGATGGGTTAGGTTTCTGTTGGCAACCATCCAATTCGCATGAGCTTGGGCTATTGCGTCTAAGTTCCGGTCCCCGACCAGTTTTTGTATTCTTTGCTGTTCTCTTGGGGTATTGTGGGCAATCAGGATCGTGGCCTCTACATCCTGAGCGAGAGCGTGGGTGACCTGTGCCACCAATATGGCAATTGCAAGTATTATGGTTTTCATCAAAAGTCGATCTCATCCTTTACTATGACTTCATGCCCTTCCTGCGTGAGTATCTTAACACGTTTCTTGGAGTGCTCAAGCAGATAATCGTTGATCTTAAATATAAAGTCATAATAATGAAGAATTTCTTTGTCGTCGGCTGTTCTTAATCCTCTACCCATCCTTTGAATGATCTGGTGATCGGCCTGCCCACCTGCCGCATTCAATAAATTATGACAGTAGACGTTAATGCCAGCGTTAAATATGCCATGTGTAGCAATTGCGATCAGATTCTTTTTAGACTTTTGTAATTCGCCAATAATATATTTGCGGGTTTGTAGATTATCTTTTCCTTGCACCCACAACGATCCAGGTATCATGTTGGCCAATGTGTCACCGTGAGCTAATCGCTCTACGAGGATTAATGTACGTCCTTTTAGTCCTTTCACCAATCGTGTTACCAATTGATGAAACTCAAAGTTTTCAGCTATACCGTGTGTAACGGCATCTATGTAGATGTCATATGGTAGCTGCGGAGTATTGATTGGATAGAAGATACACTGAGACGCCGAGAGGATGTTTCTATCCTGTAGTTTCTTGGTGGTTAATACACCTGTGTCACCGGCCGACTTTGCTTTTACAATTGGGCCAAAGTATCCTTTGACTGCATACTTTTGTGTCTTGTGTGTACCGCCAAATTTGAAGGGGGTAGCACTTACGGCGATTCTAACCGAACATGACTTCATTTTTCCATAAAATTTTCTCGGCACTTTGCTCATCATATCATGGATTTCATCCACAATAACACATCGAATACTTGGCAAAAGCTTTTCAATTTTGTGTAATGACTGAACCGTAGCACATGTAAACATGTTCGGTTCTTTGTATTTGTCATACAATCTACCAACGTTCTTAAATCCCCACTTCATCATTTCATCATAATTTTGCTCGACAAGGCTCTTCTTGTTGGCTAGAATGAGTGTGGGGGTGTTTTCTGGAAGGCACTTTAGGATGCCTATCATAATGTTGGTCTTGCCAGCCGATGTTGGAGCCTGAATTACTCCACGCTTGTTTTGAATGGCATGATTTATTAACTCTACTTGATAGTCATATAAAGTTACTTTCTTCTGCCCTTTTGGAGTCCATTGGTCAAAAAAGTGTTCATCAACAGACTCGAATCGAAACTTTAGAGGATCACGATTATCCTCAATGGTGTACTCAACCTTCCAAAGATTGAGAGCCATTTCGATTTCTGGAAGGAGTCCGGTCAAGAATTTGCCGGAATCTTTTTTGAAGAAGTCAATATAACCATCCCACAACTTTTGCTTGTAGAGGCGACTGTGAAAGTATCCACGTTCACGAAATCGCAAAGCCCGCCAAAGTTGCAGGAGAAGATTTTCATTTCCAGTTAATAATTGACCAAAGCAATTATCAACCCGTATATGCGCAAGTTTATCACCCATGTTATAACACCAACCTTATATCGGCATTATAACTTATTTTTAGCTAGAAGTCCACATCATTTGACGGGTTTGGGGTGTTCTTCTGGGTTATCTTTTTCAAAAGTATAGGTCATTAATGGGGTGACTAGACTTAATCGGTTTTGTTCAAACTTGTTTAGCAAAAATTCGGCTAAAGCATGTATGTAGACAAAGATTTCCTGGTTCGTTTTGGGAAATCGTGGATAGTTGATAGAAGCTATTTCGAAGCCATCTTCCACATAATCCCTAACCACATAGGTGGTATTTGTAACTGTTACCGACACTAGCTCGGCTGCATCCAATATGCGTTCTACTTCATGTCTCTTTTGGAATTCGCCAATGGCCGCTATCACGTCATGATCAAAGAATTTGCTGCCATTGTAGCCACGGACGGAACCAATGTATATCTTTGCCCAATAAGTTTGTACCGTGAATTCTTTCATATATTTTCTCCTAACAGATATAATAACAAGTAACAGTTTCTTAGTCAAGACCGCTAAATAAAGTATGAATTTCAAAGAATGGTTAGCATTGGATTACTTGGTCGAAGCTTTCGGACAAGAAGAAATAGACTCCCACAAGGTCTTAGATGGGAAGTGGGAGCCCCCACTCAACCAAATTGCTAATGAGCATAATTTCTATTTTAACTCTGAACCCGACCCTCAAAAAGAATGTAATGGTCGTCAATGCTATAAATTACATGTTAGTTGCAATTATCATGGCGGAGAAGGAGATGTGGCAAACATTAGTTTCAGACATGCTTACTCTGGTTATGGTGATAGATTTAAGTACGGTGCCTCTACGGAAGAAAAGGTTTTGCAAGAAAAGATTGGTAAGGATGTAGTCAATTACCCCTACCCTAAAGAGGTTCAATAGTGGTTTTCATTCGCTTACGCTCACTCGCTCCACTATTGAACTTTCCTTCGGAAAGTAGGGGCTTGGATTGATTAAAAATGTTTTCAACCAACCTCTTACAAGAGAAAGAATGGATTTTATCCAACCTAATTCTTGAAGGCGTATTGACAACGCCTCTACTGAGTTGAGTCCGAAGACCCTTCCCGCTACCTGATTTCAGCATAATTCCCAATGCACCGTGCATATCAGCATTGATAATAATACCTGTACTTGACTTGAACAAACCACGCTTTATTCTTCGTCCTAAATACTCTTCGTGATGACACATTGGTTCATTTGCTAAATGGTCGCACTTTGAAGTATATGCTTCGTTGATGGATTTATATTCAATTCCATATAACTCACACTTACTTCGCAATTTCCAAGCAAACTTACCAAACGGAAGCATTACAAAGTTTTGGTTGTTTTTGTCTCCAATGTGACTTCCATCTTGAGCGTGCCAACCTTCACCAATTACCACTTTGCCAATTTGATGTTTAATACAAGTTTGAACAATCAAATTGACATATTGATTGAGATGTTCGTTCAATCTACGATTTCTTTTATCCTCCATTGTTCGCATACGCTTACTTGATTTTTGTCCTTGTGTTTCCAGTATTGATTGTAGTCTTGCTCTCTCCTTATTATACCATTGATTTATGGATTTCATTCTACGCCCGTCTAAGATAAACGAGTGTCCAGTTTTACTGTCAAGGCAAGTGGCGAAATTACTTACGCCAGGATCAATACTCAATACACGACTTTTTTCAAGTTTTGGATGTTCTTGTTCAACTTCATACACAAACTCAATCTCAAAATGCTCTGCTTTACTCTTTGGAAGAATGCGAACCTCTTTTATCCGATTGCCTTTGACATTCGGAGGGATTTGATACACAAACTTCTTGAACTTATACTTACTTCGTAAATCTTTTGGCACTGCTACACTAAAATGTTCAACACAATTTCGCTGTGGAAATATACAGAGGAAATGTCCATCTTTGGGAAGAAAATGAGGTTTTTTGACTGGCTTGTTGTAATTGCCATGTTGTTTCTTTTTCAAAAGTCCAAAGAAAGAACGAAAACAGCGTTCTACTATTTTCATTGTTTGTTGAGAGGCATCAGTTCCAAGTGCCTTATATTCAGGTCTTACTTTCATTACATGGTACGCACTGTTGTAGGTCAAAAATTCTCCGCATTGACCAAAGTGATTGTTAGTTTCCCACAATGTAGAATTGAAAAGATTTTTGCTACGGCGACACATATCACGCCAAAACCTAAATTGGCTTCTATCCAACTTCATCTTATTCTTTTGGACTTTGAACATCTCATACTTATATAGTATGATTGCTCATAATTTTTTTATGAATTCTAAATTATTTTGAAATTATTTTTATTATGGCGGCTTACATCCCACTACCCTAAAGAGGTTCGCTCTGTTCGTTCGGTCGTTCGCCTACGGCTAACTTACTCACTCACAGAACAAACATTCCTTTGGAATGTAGGGGTTTCACGCCGCCCCCAGATGAATTTCTAGGCAGCAAACCGCCCGGCCTTGGCCGGGCGGTTTGTCTTAAATCGATTGAGACTCTTTGCCCCATGCTTCCATTGGCAAATCCTTCAATTCATAATTAGATGCAATGGTTGTTCGGATTTCTCCGCACTTACTGCATACTCGTTCGCACACGTAGGTTTTTTTGAAAAACCACGGTGAATGAACAATTTTATCTTCTGGAATCTCTTTCTTGGAAAACGATCCTGGTTTGCATGGACTATTAGCTGCCAATTGTTCATAAGCAGAGCTAATTGATGCCGCTTTCTTTTCTTCCCAACTGTGACGACATTCGCTTTTAGGTTCTGGCGGGAATACCGGCTTAGGGGGAGGCGGTGGAGGAGTAAATTCAATGTCTTCTATGGTTTTGTCAATACTACCACAGGATCGGCATTGGAGAATGGTAACCATTTTCTGCCGTTGATCATTTTTCAGAATCTCATCTTTAATCACTTCCCATTGATGTGAGCAAGCGGTCGCTGCCAATCCTGGCGGCAATGTGGTGGTGCCTTCGAAAGGTTTAACTGGTTCTGGACAATATTTTGTAGTCTTTTTGAAGGCACTAATGCCGTCTGCAAGCTTATTTGCTATCATTAGGAGCACAAAAATAATAATCGTACCCACAATTCCTATTGTGATTTCCATTCCGCTCAACATGGTTCTCTCCTGTTAGAATTGTCTCTAAAGCCAGTTTGTTATTATACCCTCAAAAGTCTTTCACGTAAAGACTAGATAAAAGAGTAGAAAAATGAGGGGTGTAATGCAATTCAAAGATTGGTTTCAAGAACAACTTTATCTAGAAATCTTCGAACCGGAAGAAATTGATGCTTTTGAGCCGGAAGATGGCCGATGGGATCAATCTCCCGAAGAGGACTCGTCTTCGCACACCTTCAGATTTAACGTAAAATCCGATCCAGATAAGAATTGTGGCTATTCTGATCAGTCAACTCCATGTTATCACGTTTCCATAAGCAGGGATGGATATATTGATTTTGGTCATTCAAGAACGGGAACGGCCGATAGGTTTGGGCAACGAAGTGGGGAAAGGCGTAAATAGTAAAAATACGAAGTGGCACGCTGTCACAACGGCCAGTGCAATCGCATAATGCAAGAAAGAAATTCTCAAACAAAAGACTAAATAACATAGATTTATAAGAAGGAGTATCATGGCTGCAATACCGTTAGACACCCCAGAAGTCGTACCAGCAGTACCAGAAAAGACATATGATCTTTTGTGGTTATCACAAGTTGTTATCATGGCAAATGATCCTAATCGAACCGTTCGAGTGCAAGGCAAAATAGACAAAGGAAGAATCCTAGAAGATGGAAAAACTTGGGAACTAAAACCCGGTGGTTCTACCGATGTCGTTATTAACGATTTCTTTGCCGAAGCAGAAAAAGATCCTGAACTTGCTACAATCATGGGCATGATCCTATCGCAATTCAAAACTAGATCTGGCCTGTAATTAATAAGTCACATCAAGAATTCTATCTAAGCTCAATGTCGGCATCCGCCGACATTGAGCTTTTTCAATAGTTGTTTGAAAATAACATCTTGCGATGTTAAATAACTAATGTAATTATCAACAACTTTCATATATAATCATAGTTAAGCAACTATACTGCCCTAGTATTTGGAGCAAAAAATGGCACATTGTTTTATAGATTATAATAGCGGACAAATTAAACGAATCGATCCAGCCATTACAGATTTTAGTTTACCGGTAGCAAATATAGACATGAGTTTGAGGTGTTTATCTGACTGTAAAGCGGATAAACACTGTGTTGGCGGTGTTCGTGCTGTGGCTACCGTAGGTACAACTGCAAATACCTGTGATTTAGACAATAGTTGTTGTGGTGGATGTTGTTTCCTGACAGCGGCTTGTGGTGTAACTACCGTCAATGGTGCAAGCGGCATGATTACTTTAGCTGCTATATCTGGTCAAGGATTGGCTTGTCAGGCTATTAATTGCAACTATTTTTGCAATGTTCTTGCTGGCGGAACCACAGGTCAAATTCAATATAATTGTAACAATGGATTTTGTGGAGCAGCAGGACTTTGTTTTAATGCTTCTAACAATAGTGTGGCTATGGGGGCTTCGTCGGCTAGTGGTAATTGTTCTCATGCCGAAGGGTCAAGTTGTACTTATGGCTGTTTTTCGCATGCCGAAGGGTTGGATTCTTGTGCGGTTGGTCATTATTCTCACGCTGAAGGCGGGTGTGGCAAAGCAATAAACATGGTTTCTCATGTTGAAGGTTTTTGTAATTGGGCCTGCGGCAGCGGCACTCCAGGTATTCATGTCGAAGGATTTTGTACACGTGCTGATTGTATAGGAGCCCATGCTGAAGGATTTTGTACTGTCGCTTGTGGCATAGGAGCCCACTCTGAAGGATCTGCTTGTGGAGTGACATATAATTGGGCCGATGGTTGTGGCGCTCATGTCGAAGGATTTTGTACATGTGCTTATTGTACAGGAGCCCACGCAGAAGGATTTTACGCCTGTGTTTGTGCTTGTGCAGCCCACGCAGAAGGATTTTGTACATGTGCTTGTTGTGCAGGATCTCACGCTGAAAACTGGTGTAGCAAGGCACTTGGAATCGCATCTCATGCTGAAGGAACTACTTGTGCTACTAATCTTGGTGCTCATGCTGAAGGTGGAGTGAATTTAGCAAGCCAAATCATCTTTTCATGTGCTTGTTTTGAAGCGTCACATGTTGAAGGATTTTGTAATTGTGCATGTAATTGTGCAACCCACATTGAAGGGGTTGCTAATTGTGCAATAGGTTTAGCAGCACACATGGAAGGCATGGGGTGTACCAGTTCATGTGTGCAAATTGCACATGGAGACTATTCTCATGTCGAAGGATATACCAATCGAAACATTTTTGGTTTGGCAGGGCACACAGAAGGATGTTGTCAGTGTATATGTAATGATGCTGTTTGTTTTAGTCATGTTGAAGGATTTCAAAACTTGTTATCGAGTTGTAGTTCTAACACTAGATGTTGTAGCTGTTGCTCTGTTGGTACAAAAACGGGTACTGGTTATTGGTGGGATTTCGGTGCAAACTGGGGGGTTATAAAACTTGCTAATCCTTCAACCATTACTGGATGTTTATCGTGTAATTGCGGAGGGACATATTGTACAGCACAAACTCTTGCATTTCATCCTAATGGATTTTGCGTTTGTGCTTCTGGCACAAATAACACCTGCATTATAGGCTCAACTACTTCAAGTACATTGGTGCCGGTTTATTTTCACCAATGCTCATCCACATTTTCCAGTGGTGGTGGTTGTGTATTTTTACCAATTGCATGCACTGATGGGTGTAACGTAAGACTTACTATTAATTTTCAAATGCCAAGTCAAGCTCATGCCGTCCACGTAGAAGGATGTTGGCAGGGTAATTATGGTGCTGGTAATCCCGCTGATAAAAATATGAATGCTCTACACATGGAAGGATGTTGTCAACATATAAACATGGGCTGTGCTGGTCATCCAATGATGGCTACACATATGGAAGGATTTTGTAATGGTACTTGTGCATCTATTGGTTTTCACATAGAAGGTACTTGTCATTGTGTGGGTACGTGTGGTCACTTTTCTCACCTAGAAGGGGCTGGCCCTGGCTACACTCCAATTAATTGTCTACAATATGCTCATGTAGAAGGATATAAAAACTGTAGTCTAGGCGGCACCGCTGTATACACTTGCGGACTACACCTTGAAGGGTTTTGCTCGGCTATTTGTGCTAACAATGCTACTTGTATTGTTTGTGGAGCCCACACAGAAGGAGGACTGTCTTGTGTTGGTGGTATTGCCGCCCATGCAGAAGGATATGGTAGTAAGGCTCTTGGATTTGCTTCTCATGCGGAAGGATGTTGTACCTCTGCTTGTAATAATTACTCACATTCAGAAGGAAAGTCAACAATTGCCGGAAACGCTACCGCTAGCATAAATGTTCAACATGCAGAAGGATCTCTAACTGCTGCGTGTGGATTTGCTTCACATGCAGAAGGAAATCTAACTACTGCGTTTGGAATGGCTTCACATGCAGAAGGAGCTTCTACCGTTTCTGGAAGTGGCGATTTCCAAGGACCAGCTTCACACGCTGAAGGGCTTTGTACCACTACTTGTACTTTGTGGTACGCTCATGCAGAAGGATGTTGCTCATGTATTTGTAGTCTTGGTCACGCTGGACACGCTGAAGGGTGTTGTACGCAGGTTTGTTCTTGTGCAGGACATGCTGAAGGGGCTTGGTCAAAATCATTGAATACTGCTGCTCATGCAGAAGGTAAAGGAACTTTTGCATGCCAAGATTCATCGCACGCAGAAGGGTTCTGTTCTTGTGCTAAGTGTCAAAGCTCGCACGCAGAAGGGTGCTGTTCTTTGGCAGATGCTTGTCATTCACATGCTGAAGGAAGATTAACTTTTACTTGTAGTCCAAGTAGTCACACTGAAGGAGTTTGCTCATTTATTTTAGCAAATTCTTGCGGTGGACACGTTGAAGGATTTTGCACTGGTTTAACTACCACTGGAGCAAAAGCTGGACACGCTGAAGGATGCTGTTCTCTCGCTAGGACGGCAGGACAACATGCTGCCGCCAATTGCGGGTTTTCCACTCTGGGCGATGCTCAATATAGTCGATATGTATTTAAGGCACAAACTATTAATGCGGCTCCTGTAACTCTTGCAACAGATAGTGTTACTGGATATGGGATGATAATGCCTGGATCTAAAGCAACAATTATGTTTACCATAAGAGTGGCTGCTCATCATTGTACTGGCAACACTGCCGCTGGTTGGTATTTTAGAGGAACACTGGTCAATACCGATGGAACACTTAGATTCATCAACAACTCAGACGTAGCAGTAAATTCATGGAATAATTTGGGTGTAGGAAGTACCGTAACATTAAGCACATCGTCTTTTAATCCTGTTATGTTTAATATTGCAGCAACAGGAGTTGAGGCCAATACTATAAATTGGGTGGCTGTAATGGAAACTTCAGAAGTTAGTGTGGCATAAAAAATAATTGGAGTAATATAAAATGTCAATATATTGTTTTTGTGATTATTGTTCCGGGCAGGTAAAATGCATATCCCCTGAACCAACGAATCAGACTACACCTTCTTGGGCTATAGACGTGAGCTTAAAGAATCTATCTGATCAAAAGCAAAATAGTAGTGATTTATGCTTATTTGCCACTACTGGTAAAACTAGCGATCTGACCAATGGAGCAGGATTTTTAACTAGTGTTACTGGCGTAAGTTGTATTTTTAATGGAAGTTATTTATGTGGAGATGTTACTTTGGCCACAATAGCAGTTAGTGGAAAAAGTAGTGACTTAGTGAATACTCCTGTTACATTCTTCACCCCTAGCAGTATTATTGAAGGAGTATCTGGGAATGGCAAAGTTCAATATAATAATACTATTGGAACAGCAAAAGCTATTGCAGGATCATCAATAAAATTTTCTGGGGATGATTCAAGAAATGTTACAGAATCCTGCGGTACAGTAGATATAAATGGATTTTGTAATCACACAGAAGGATTTGGATATGCAGACGGACGTTGGAATCACGCAGAAGGATCTGGATACACCGGCACAGAAGCGAATCCAGGTTGTTCAAATCATGCAGAAGGATTTTGCACTTGCGTTGCACATTGCGCAAATCATGTTGAAGGATTTTGTACCTGTATCGGTTATAATGTTGCAGCAGATGGTTACGGTGCTCACGCTGAAGGATTTTGTACTTGTGCTTGCGCTAATTACGGTGCTCATGCCGAAGGATTTTGCACTTGTGCCATTGGTCGAGGTGCCCATGCAGAGGGAGCAGCAATAGGATATGGCACCGCTGCTGTTTATAGATACCCAACTGCTGCATCCGCTGGATCGCATGCTGAAGGTGTCGGCACTTGTGCTGCTGGCATTGGATCGCATGCTGAAGGTGTAGCATCTCCCAATACAGATCTTGCCAATCCAGTCATTAGCGGTGGATGTGCGTGCGGTGTCGGATCGCATGTTGAAGGCGTTGGCTCCTGTGCGATGGGAGATGCTTCGCATGCCGAAGGATGTTGTACACGTGCTGATGGAGTTGCCTCTCACTCCGAAGGGTTCTGTACATGTGCTTCTGGTATTGGAGCACATGCCGAAGGAACGTTTAGATGTGTGACAGGAACTTGCTCTACAGCTATAGTATTTAATAATGCTGCTGGTGATGGTTCCCATGCCGAAGGCATGGGAACCTGTGCTACAGGATTTGCATCACATGCTGAAGGTATAGCGGTTTCTAATGGCGATCTTGCCAATCCAGTTCTTTATCCTGTTTGTGCTGGTGGTTGTGGTTCTCATGCCGAAGGTGGAGGAACCTGTGCTCTGTCAACCGCAGATCATGCTGAAGGATATCGCACATGTGTTTGTGGGTGTATGTCACATGCTGAAGGATTTTGCAACGTAATTTACGATAGCCAAGTCAATGGGTATCGGCCTTGTGCTTCACATGTAGAAGGATTTTGCAATATAGTCATACATTGTGTTTCTCATGCTGAAGGTTGTTGTAATATTGTAGGAAGTCAGATATCGCATGCTGAAGGCATTTGTAATCGCATCTCTGGATTTTGTGATAGTGAGGGTGTAGCCAATCACATTGAAGGTTGTTGTAATTATATAGGATTTTGTAACTGTGCTACACATGTTGAAGGATTTTGTAATGCTGCTGGATCTTGTGGTAGATTTAATCACATAGAAGGATTTTGTGGCAAAATAGCAGACACCATTGGATTCTGCGGCGTCCACATAGAAGGCATGGGTGGACTGGGATTTTGTAATGCAGTACACGTGGAAGGCATGTGTTTTTGCTCTAATACAAGTGTTTTTGCTGAACTTTCTTGTACTTTAGTAGCTACAAGCGGAACGGTTAGTGGATTTTGCATGGCACGTTATGCTCCAGTTGTTACATTATCTCCATTCTGTAACCCTACACATTACGGTGCAATGATTGGATGTGTGATGTGCGGTGCTTCTAATCCACCTACCACAGTTGTCCAATGCTTTGTTGTTGATTCTGTTGGAACGTTGTGTATTGTATGTAATTGTGGAACTCCTTCCACTTGTATTTGTCAAGCTTGTGTGCCTACAGCTATTAATTTAACCACTGGAGCGTGGGGAAATATTCCCATGTGTGGATCAACTGGTAATGTGGCATTAAAATATTCTTATTATTGTGTACCAACCTTTATTTATAATAGAGCAAGTGATTGTGCTGCCCACGCTGAAGGCGTGGGCACATGCGCAATGGGTTACGCATCACATGCTGAAGGCATGGCTGCTCCTTTACAATCACATACTTACGATTCTGCGATGTGTTGTGAGGTTCTTAGTGTTCCAAATCCTGTTTGTGCTAGTTGTCGTGGTTCTCATGCCGAAGGAGGAGGAACTTGTGCTTTGGCTGTAGGTTCACACGCTGAAGGATACAGAACATATACCGATCAATGCGGGTCTCACGTAGAGGGCTATAGAAATATTATTCAATCTTCTATTGGTTGTGGCTCACATGCTGAGGGATTTTGCAATGTGTTAGGTGAGGGAGGAGCTAGTAATCTTGTCGCTGGTCACGTTGAAGGCATGTATAACGTTTATTGTTGTGCATGTTATTCTCACGTAGAAGGTTGTTGTAATGTTTTATGCACAGGCGCTAATTATACACACATGGAAGGTTATGGAAATAGAGCTACACCAATAGCTATAGCTTCCCACGTTCAAGGCTTTTGTAATTGTATTGATGCTGCTTTTTCCCACGCTGAAGGTTGTTATACTTATGCCGGTGGAGCCGCCTCTCATGCAGAAGGCACCTGCACCCGTGCGGGTGCAGGTGCTTCCCATGCCGAAGGGTGTGGATCATGTGCTTGCGGGATTGCTTCCCACGCCGAAGGATGTTGTACACGTGCTGATGGGGTCGCCTCTCACGCTGAAGGGTTTTGTACATGTGCTGGTGGTGATGCCTCTCACGCTGAAGGCTATTATACTTATGCTAGTTGTATAGGGTCTCACGCAGAGGGTATTAAAACGTGCGCATACGCACTAGCATCGCATGCAGAAGGATGTCTTTCTTGTGCTTGTAAATTAGGTCAACACGCATCAGCGAGTGGTGTAATTGGCACAGAAACCCCTGGTAAGGTTGGAAGTGCGCAATATAGCAGATTCCATTTGATGGCAAAAACGACTTTGAGTGAAACAGTTGAATTAACGATTGGCAATCAAGGTGGCGTCATTACTTTACCGCCGAGTACAACATGGATGTATACTGTAAAAATAGTAGCTAGTAAAGCTGGGTCTGTTAGTGGAGGAGCTTGGTTTATACAAGGAGTTATAAATAAATATCTAACTCTAGATTCAGTTGCATTAATAGCACCTACCGTTACAGAGTATGAATGGAACACTATGGGAGGTGGATCTATAGCTATAGATGCGGCTTATGATGGTTCTATTAGTTGGTTAAGAATTCAAGCAACCGGTACAGGAGCCGCTACTCGTTGGAGTGCGATTGTAGAATGTGCAGAAGTTATTATTAAAGCATAAATTGGAGTATGTAAAATGTCAACACATTGTTTTGTTAGTTGCTATAATGGCCAAGTGCAATTGCTAAATTGTACAGGGGACTTATCCCCCGATAGTCCAGCATTAAATGTGGATAATAGTTTGCGAAATTTAGCTGTACAAAAGCAAAATTATAGTGAATTATCAGCCGCAGCAAAAAGTGGAAAATCGTGTGATGTAGTTAATGACTGTGGCTTCTTAACATGCGTCACTGGAGTACAATCGGTAAACACTTGTCACGGAGCCATTACTTTACACACAGTTGCAACCAGTGCAAGAACTTGCGACATGGTTAATGACGCTGGTTACATCACTTGTTTTAGTTGTACTCCCGCAGGTATGGCAGATCAAATACAATACAATTGTGGCGGTGTTCTTTGCGGTTCAGAGGGATATAAATACATACTGGCCGACTGCACTGTGGTGGAAAGTGGCGGAATAGTAATTGGCGGCGCTAAATGCTCACACGTTGATGGTGCATGTTATACTGTAGTTTGCTGTAGTTGTTCGCACGGCGAAGGATTTTGCAATAGAGTTCGTGGCTGTGTTGGTCACGTAGAAGGATGTAACAACAGTACGTGTGAGTCTTTTTCACATTCCGAAGGATGTGGAAATATGTCAACATGTAGTTCGAATTATTCTCATGCTGAGGGTCATACCAATACTCTTTGTTGTAGTTGCTTTGGTCACGTAGAAGGGTATGGCAATTGTGCAAGAGGTACATTTATTCACGCTGAAGGATTTTGCGGCTGTTTTGGTGCAGGCAACGTTACCAGTAGTGCTGGTCACATGGAGGGCGTAACTCCAATAGGTTCAACAACGAGTTCATTTCATGCTGAAGGTTTTTGTACACAATCTAGCGGCACAATAAGTCATGCTGAAGGCATGTATACCAAAGCTTTATCGATTGCCGCTCATGCTGAAGGTTTTTGCGCATGCGCTTGCAGTGGTGCATATCTTGGCGCTCATGCTGAAGGCTTCTGCACATATGCTACTAATAGCAACACTCATGCCGAAGGTTTTATCCGATATAGCGCAACGGCCACTCCAAACGTAATCTACAATTGCGCATGTGATCTAAGCAGTCATGTGGAAGGTGCTGGAAATTGTGCTCTTGCGGCAGCGGCTCATGTTGAAGGAGCAGCATACGGGTCTGGAGCCACACATATCATTAATTGTGCGGTTTGTTTTGCCGCCCACGTTGAAGGCGTTGGAAATTGTGGCTGTGGTGGTCAGTTTAGTCATATTGAAGGAGGATGTCATTATATTTGTTGCACTGGGTCATCCTATGGCTGTGCCACTCACATGGAAGGATTTTGTAACGTCGTGTACTCGAACCAGACTCAAATAGCTCATCACATAGAAGGGTATGGGAATATTGGGTTCTGCGGCAGCAGTTACATGCACATAGAAGGATTGTGTAATATGGGCTATGCTTCACCGGGAAGTAAACCTCTTCATGTAGAAGGATGCCAAACATTTGCTTGCGGTGGTCAGATACATGTAGAGGGTGTATGTACCTGTGCAAGCGGTGGTGGTAACAACATACACATGGAAGGATGCAGAAATAGAGCGGTATCTGATAATGCACATGTTGAAGGATTTTGTAATTTTATACCGTGTACTGGCACGCAAGGGCACATAGAAGGGTTTTGCAATTTGATTACCACCGTAACGAACACACAGCACGTGGAAGGATTTTGTAATTTTGTATGTGCTGGCATCGCAGATCATGTTCATGGCGCTTATAATAAGGTTATAGCTTGTAATTCATCTTGTAATATGGGTAATCACACTCAAGGACTTTGCAGTGTTTTATGTACCTCCTGTGCTGTGGGTTCTCACGTTGAAGGATTTTGCAATTATATCGCTTACTCACCAGTGTATATTTGCGGTAATCATATGGAAGGATTTTGCAATTATCAAGTGTGTGGAGATGCTTCACACATGGAAGGATCGTGCAATAGAGCATGTTGCTACGGCGCTCATATTGAAGGTATATGCAATTGTATAAGTGCGCAGTGTATACATGCAGAAGGTGGCTGTCATTGCATTGGCATAGGAGCTACTCCTAGTAATATGCATATTGAAGGATTTGGTGCGTGTTTGGGAAATTCATCTCAATGTAATTCTCATCTAGAAGGATATAAACCATTCGCTACATGCATTGGTTCTTGTACCAATTACGACATGCACATCGAAGGATGTTGTAATATTGGTGCTGGTGATGCGGTTCATGCCCAAGGATTTTGTACATGTGCATGCTGTTGTATGGCTCATACCGAAGGGTGTTGTACCTGTGTTGGATTTTGTTATGGTCATGCCGAAGGGTGTTGTACAGGTGTTGGTGGAAACGCTGGTGGCCATGCCCAAGGATTTTGTACCAAAGCTTGTGGTCTTGCTTCGCACGCAGAGGGATTTTGCTCTTCAAATTCGGTTACTGCTCCTTATTCTCATGCAGAAGGATTTTGTACCGCAACATGTTGTTGTGCATCTCATGCCGAAGGATTTTGTACATCTGCTTGTGGTCAGGCCGCTCATGCAGAAGGATATGCTTCTAGTGCTAATTTAACCGCTCAACACACTACATCTAGTGGAATATTCGCAGTTGGATCATGTCAGCCCGATAATAAACACTTTAGATATTATAGCCAAGTATGCACTGTAAATGCTTCGACATTGCCCATTGCAAACTTCGCATTAAGTGGAACCACTGCATACAATATGCACATATCAGCTTACAATAAATCTTGCGATCTTGGTGCTGGATTTTATGTATGGGGCCTAGCCAATCCATCAGGTGGTATATGTTGCTGTTGTTGTGGTTATAATGAAGTTGGTCCCGGTGCAGTAAATGCTGTTACTGGTATTACAGTGGGATTCTCCACTAACTGCATAGTTGCTTGCGCAACAGGATGTGCGGCTCAAAATATATTATGGCACATGGTTGTTACGGCAGTAGACATATCAACTTTTTAACATGTGTAGCATAAATAGGATATGTGCTTAAATTAAAGGAGAAAAATATGGCTGCTATAGAACTCAATACCCCAGAAATAACACCAGCTACACCAGAAAAAGTATATAATCTTTTGTGGCTGTCGCAACTTAATATTATGGCCGATAATCCTAATCAAAAAGTTGCAGTAAGTGCCAGACTTGATAAAGGAAGAATTCTTGAAGATGGCGTAACATGGGAGCTAAAAAAAGATGGTAGTTCTTATGTAAATATAGATGATTTCTTTGCCGAAGCAGAAGCTAATCCTGCCTTGCTTCAAATCATGGGAGGCATACTTACAGAACTTAAAACAAGAGCCGCACTGTAATTAATAATATAGATCTCAATGTCGGCGTAAGCCGACATTGAGATCATTTGGTATCAGCACCTAAAAGCCTTTCTAAAATGTTTGTAAAAAAATATAAATTTCACTCTAATAATCTTACAAACACCACTTTTAGGACTTGGAGATAGATAATGTGGGATAAAATCCAATGTGTAATTCAAACTTATAATCAGCCTGCCACCAAAGAACTACAACAATGGATCGCTTGGACCAAAGTTGATTGGCGATACAGTGAAGGCGGATATGAAATTGATGTGGCCAAGAATCGTTCGGTTATGAAGTTCCTTGCCGAAGACGTTCCCAGAGGAAAGGAATATTTATTAATGATTGCCAATGATATGGTTCCGATGCCAACGACTTTCAATATTTTGACAGAACCAGGAGATTTGATTTATTGTCAATCAATGGGAAATGAAGGTCGATTAGACCATCATGGCGACAAGAATTTTTCTGCCGCCTGTTGGAGAGGACATGCTAAGGTTTTACAATCATTTGGCCCACCGTGGTTCCGTATGGGCCATACTGGGGATCGCACTTCTCAAACATATTGTGATTGTGGATATTTCAAAGATCGAGCACAAGAACAAGGATACGATGGTCGGCAAGTGGGAATTATTGGACATGAACAGAGATGTATTCTTACCCCTCATGGAGAAGATATACAAAAATGGAGCATGATTTGGCCTAGTGGTTGGCCATTAGGGGATGTATTTGCATCCACACAACCAAAAACAACCGCTGCTCAGTCCCTTGCGACTCCTGTAACCCCTTGCCCATGTCCGTGTCCGAAACCGGCTGTTACAGCAGCAACTCCAGTTGTCGCTCAACCACAAGCGATTTCTGCGATGCCTGCATGCTAATTTAATTGAAAAACCCAATGTCGGCCTACGCCGACATTGGGTTTTTTAGTAGCCGAAGCGGGACTTGCACCCGCACGGAGGTTACCCTCCACAAGATTTTAATTCATAGCGATGACTGTCGCTTGTCTTGTGTGTCTGCTAATTTCACCATTCGGCC